ATTAAGTTAGAAGACCGTACCGAGCCGTGGCCGGGTGCATGTGCTGTGTATCACCCCCTGCTTGCAGAAGCTTTGGTCAAGTTCCAGAGCGAGACCATCATGGACACGTTCCCTGCAGCGGGTCCGGTAAAGACCAAGATTGTCGGTAAAGAAACCCCAGAGAAGGTAGAGGCAGCCGAGCGCGTGCGCGAGGACATGAACTATCAGCTTACGGAAGAAATGCCTGAATACCGCCCTGAGCATGAGCGCATGTTGTGGGGTTTGGGTTTGGCTGGTAATGCGTTCAAGAAGATTTATTTTGACCCGTATCTAAATCGTCAGGCAGCTGTGTATGTGCCTGCAGAAGATATGGTGGTCCCCTACGGCGCGTCTGATTTGAGGACAGCCGAGCGGGTTACGCACGTAATGCGTAAGACCGAGAACGAGATTCGCAAGATGCAGGTGGCTGGGTTCTACCGCGATGTGGACCTTGGTGCGCCTATTGCTGTACTGGACGAGGTTGAGAAGAAGATTGCCGAGAAGATGGGGTTCCAAGCGACCTCTGATGACCGGTACAAGATTCTTGAGATGCACGTTGACTTGGTCCTGCCGGGTGATGAAGACGAGGATGAGGACGGAGAAGAGACTGGCATTGCCCTACCCTACGTTGTGACTATTGATAAGGGCACGCAAACCATCCTAGCTATTCGTCGTAACTGGGACCCCGAGGACGACACTAAGCAGAAGCGCCAGCACTTCGTCCACTACGGGTACGTTCCGGGGTTTGGGTTCTACTGTCTGGGCCTTATCCACCTGATTGGCGCGTATGCCAAGTCGGGCACCATGCTAATTCGTCAGTTGGTTGATGCTGGCACCCTGTCTAACCTGCCGGGTGGCTTTAAGACGCGAGGTCTGCGCGTCAAGGGTGATGATACTCCCATCGCTCCGGCTGAGTTCCGAGATGTAGATGTGGCCTCTGGTACGTTGCGTGACAACATCATGCCGCTGCCGTACAAAGAACCCAGCCAAGTACTTATGGGCTTGATGAATCAGATTATTGAAGAGGGCCGACGCTTCGCTAGTGCTGCGGATATGAAGGTCTCTGATATGTCTGCACAAGCTCCGGTGGGCACTACCCTCGCCATTCTTGAAAGAACGCTGAAGATTATGTCGGCTGTTCAGGCGCGGATTCACTACACGATGAAGCAGGAGTTCAAGCTCCTTGCTGGGATTATTCGTGACTATGCCCCCGAGGAATATGAGTTTGACCCGGAGGTGGGTGACCGTCGCGCACGCAAGAGTGACTACGACAACGTTGAGGTTATCCCGGTAAGTGACCCCAACGCAGCGACTATGTCGCAGAAAGTTGTGCAGTATCAAGCCGTGTTCCAGATGGCTCAAGCAGCACCCGACATCTACGACATGAAAGAACTTAATCGCCAGATGTGCGAGGTGCTGGGTGTTAAAAATATAAACAAGCTGATTCCGCGCGATGATGATATGAAGCCGAAGGACCCAGTCACGGAGAATATGAACTTCTTGAATAACGAGCCTAACAAGGCATTTATCTATCAAGACCACCAAGCACACATCGCCACGCACATGGCGTTCATGACCGACCCGAAGCTTGCCGCCTTGGTTGGACAATCGTCGAACGCACAACAGATTCAAGCTGCTATTCAAGCCCATATTGCTGAACACTTGGCGTTTGAATATCGCAAGCAGATTGAAGAGCAACTCGGTGTGCCTCTGCCCAAGCCTGATGAAGAACTGCCGGAAGATATTGAGGTTGACCTATCGCGTCTGGTCGCCGCCGCCGCTGCGAAACTTAATCAGAAGAACACTGCAGAAGCCCAACAACAACAGGCCCAACAGCAAGCGCAAGACCCGCTCGTGATGATTCAGCAGAAGGAGCTGGAGATTAAGGAGCGCGAGCAGATGATGAAGGAACAGAAGGCGATGGCTGATGTGCAGATTGAACAGCAGCGCCTTGACATTGAACGTATGCGCATCGAGTCGCAAGAACGGTCCAGCATGGCGAAGATTGAGTCTGAAGAAATGAAGGCTGGTGCCAAGCTTGGTATGGAAGCAACGGTTAGAAACAAACAGATTGATGCACAGCAAGAAACTGATGGTGCCCGTATGGGTATAGACATGGTTAAGTCTACCCAGCAAATTCAGCAACAACTAACAAAGCAAAAGCCGCAGGCTAAGGAATAAAAATGAATGACACGCTTGATTATCTGGTTAAAAAAATCGGAGAAGAGCGCAACAACATCGCAGAGTGTTTGGTTAATGGCAACCTAGAAGACTTTGCGCAATATCAGTTTTTGTGTGGGCAAGCCCGAGGTCTCTTGGCTGCGCAAGTAATTATCCAAGACCTTGCAAATCAACTGGAGCATTCCGATGACTGAAGAAGTCACGCAAGAAAAGCCGTCGCAACTGCCGGAGCCAAAGGGATACCGAATTTTGTGTGCGGTTCCTGATGTTGGTGATACCTACGAAAATGGTCTGATTAAGGCCGATAAGACCAAAGAGATTGAAGCAACTTCTACGATTATTCTCTTTGTCTTAAAAATGGGTGACCAATGTTACAAGGACCCACAGCGCTTCCCCACCGGACCTTGGTGTAAGGAGGGAGACTTTATCCTGTGTCGTGCTTACGCCGGTACTCGCATTAAGATTCATGGTCGTGAGTTCCGTCTGATTAACGATGACACAGTCGAGGCAGTCGTTGATGACCCACGCGGCTATAGCCGTGCATAAGGAGTAAATAATGGCAGAGCAAGAAAATAACATGGAAATGGTTGAGTTTCAGTTTCCAGATGAATCACAAGAGACTCAAGAACAACAAGTAGAAGCTGATGACAGCGACTTTGAAGTTGAGGATGATACCCCTGAAGACGACCGGGGACGAGAGCCACTTCCTGAAAATGTAGTTCAGGAATTAGAGGCAGACGAGCTTAACGATTATTCGGAACGTGTCCGTACTCGGATGTCGCAGCTTAAGAAAGTTTGGCACGATGAGCGCCGAGCCAAGGAAGCCACTGACCGCGAACGTCTGGAAGCTCTCCGTGTTGCCCAACAAATCATCGAGGAAAATAAACGCCTTAAGGCCACGCTTTCTTCCGGCGAAGAAATGCTCATTTACTCCATGCGCGAAGCTGCGGAGCGTGAGTTTGATATCGCAAAGCGCGAATATAAGGAAGCTTATGATGCTGGTGATACCGAGCGCGTTGTTGAAGCGCAGCAACGGTTAACAAATGCTCAGTTTCGGATACAGCAGGCTACTGGGTATCGGCCGCAGTTTAGTGCACAAAAAGCTTTACAAGAACAAAATACTCAAGTATATAACGAATTAGAACGGCCCCAAGTATCTCGGCCCGACCAAAAGGCGTCCTCTTGGCAACAAAAGAACCCTTGGTTTGGAACCGACGAAGAAATGACCAGCTTGGCTTTGGGGCTGCATGAGAAGCTGGTTAAAAGTGGTATCGACCCTAGGTCTGATGACTACTACAGTCGCATTGATAACACAATGCGCAAGAGATTCCCCGAGTATTTTGGGGGTACGCAGGAGCAGGCTAAGCCTACCCCTCGCGCAAAGCCAGCCACGGTTGTTGCACCGGCCACGCGTAGCACCGCGCCTAAGAAAATCGTGCTGACCAAGACGCAAGTTACTCTTGCTAAAAGGCTTGGAATTACACCGGAGCAGTATGCTCGTGAACTGATGAAGGAGAATGCAAATGGCTGAAAATCGACTGTCCCGTGAATTAGAGACTTCCGAATCTGTTAAGCGCCCTGAAGCTTGGACGCCGCCGGAACTTCTACCGTCTTTTGAAAAGAAGCCGGGTTGGGCATATCGCTGGATTCGTACCAGCATGGTTGGTCAAGCAGACAATCGCAACGTCTCCTCCAAACTGCGTGAAGGATGGGAGCCAGTCAAACTGGAAGACCACCCCGAAATGCGTTTTTATGTAGATTCCAATAGCCAGTTTAAGGACTCAATTGAAATTGGCGGACTTCTACTTTGCAAGACCCCTGAAGAGTTTGTTAGCCAACGAAACGGGTATTACTTGAATCAGGCGCAAGCTCAAACGGACGCAGTGGACAACAGCCTTATGAGGGAGAACGATGCTCGCATGCCTCTCTTTAAGGAACGCAAGTCCTCTACGTCTTTTGGTAAAGGCAAATCTTAACTAGGAGCTAAATATGGCTTACCCGACTGTTGATGCCCCGTACGGGCTAGAACCGATTAACTTAATCGGCGGTCAGGTGTTCGCGGGTTCGACCCGCATGTTCTCGATTGCCAGTGGCTACAACACAAACCTGTTTAACGGTCAAGTTGTGCAACTGACGACGGACGGCACCATTATCGTCAATCCCACCACCAATGGTACTTCGCCTCTCGCCGGTATCGTCGGTGTTTTCCTTGGTGTTGAATACACCAACCCGAGCACCAAGCAAAAGCTGCGTGCCCAGTACTGGCCTGCCGGTACCGTTGCTTCGGATGCTGTCGGTTATATTCTCGATGACCCCGATGCAATCTTCAAGGCTGTCATTTGTAGCACCGGTACCACCGTTGCTGCTCTCGGCCAATGGGGTGTCGGCAAGAATGCGGCTCTCATCCAGAACGGCGGTTCTACTACCACCGGCAATGCAACTGTTGCTATTGGCGGGCAAGCTCCGGCTGCTACCAACAC